CTGTGAAACCACGACCCCAAATCCTTGTCAGGATCGACTTCTTTTTCGTCCTGGTAGTTGACCCCATCCGGTGACAATTTGAACGTCAGACCATTATTCCACGTCTGGACCCAGATAGCCTCGCTCTGCTCCAAATTCGGGAACTGTATCATCGCCGGGTAGGCGTCTCCTGTAGTGCCATCATAGGTCGTGTTCCGGGTCGGTATGTTCCCGTCAAGCTCCCAAATGGCAAGCTGGACGCGCCCTCCGACTTTAAAAACAAATTCCCTGTAACCGTAGAACATCCCGCGATGATTCATAATAGATTAGGGCCACAGCCAGGGCTTTTTGATTTTCGGATCTCCGCGCGTTCCCAGGCCTCGCGCCTGAGCGTTAAACGGTGTCGTATCGTGGCCGTGTGCCAGTCCTGTCGGTTCGTTGTGGGTCAGGTCTCCCATGTCCAGTAGTGGCTCCGTCGTGACTTCGTTTGCGTAGGGCCAATTTGCAGACCCGCGATCAAGCCCCGTCGGCGCGTTTGCGGTTCTAGCGTCGGCGTCGTCCAGGATGACTCCCATAGCCGGGACGTTTGGATAACTCCAATTCGCCGGGAGGGTGTCTGGCTCCAGGAGCGGCGCGGCCCCCACAAATCCCCTCCCTGCTGCCCCGACCCATCCCTTCACCATGCTACCCGACCCCTTTCCTCAACTGTAGCCCCGCCGCTATAAGCGCGGAGGTCGGGTTCAGAGAGAAATTCTTGGCGGCCCGGTTCACGTAGTCGGGATCGACGGCGAGCGTGTTGGGTCCCTTGAACACGTTTGTTACGTCAGTACCGTTAGTATAGAAATCGTTGTAGTCGAGGTAATTTGACTCTCTGACGTTGTTGGCGCTGATCCCGGTTCCGTTGTTCGAGAGGATATTGTTCACTATGTCGTTGATCTCCCCGTTTCCCAATTCGATCCCCGCGCCTGTGTTTCCGTCACAGGTATTCCCCTGATATTTGCCATAGAAACTTGCCGTAAATATGCCGTCCTGGTTATCATAACACAGGTTATTCAGGAGCGTTACCTGTGACGACATTGCATATATGCCCTTAACCGAGTCGTGACATTCGTTAAACCTGCCGATCCCATTGGATGAAATATTAAGCGCATACCCATTGTCAGATATAACTTCACAATCCTCAACGACTACCCCGCTCCCGGTCGCGGATATGCCGTACCTGTTCGCGGTTCCTGAGTTGTTCTGCACTTTCAGATTCCGCGCTCTGGAATAGCTCCCGGATAATTGGAGAACGTTGACCGCGCTTCCTAATATCCTCAAGTGTTCGATGATCCAGTGAGTCGGGAGATTGATCCAGAACGCAGCAGTACAGATGATATATGGTCTATCATCGTCCTGGGGATCATCCCCGCGTGTGGTGTTATATCCGTAGATTCTGATCCTCAGTGTCGTGGTCCCGATCTTCGCTATGGCAAGTATCTCCGTGAGGGTATACGTCCCGGCCATTATCCAGATCGTGTCACCTGCCAATACTCCCTCGAAAAAGGCGTCTAAGAGGCTCGCCCTGCTGCCCCCGACCTTGCCATCACCGGACGATCCAGCCGCGCCGGGCGTCGGGCTTCTGTCCAGGACGACGTTGTTGGCGTCCGTCCAGGTCTTGATATAGTACATCGCGACTGTGAAGTTTACCCCTGCGCTGATATATACACCGTTCCCCGGCATCAAGTTCGTGAAAAGCCCTCCCGCGTCGCCGTCTGTGAGGGTCGTACTGCCAGCCCCGGAGGTGGTGAGGTTCGTGAAGGTTTCCTCTGCTGCATCCTGATCCGTGTAGTCAACCGAAGTCCCTGGAATCTCATCATAGAAATAACAGCCGTTGAGGTCGTTCCCACCGGGTCGTACTCCCCATAGAGCGCCCGCCGTTAGTGCCATGATTAAACCTCCCTGAACGCCAGATTCGTATTGAAGTATCGGAAAGAGCGGCCGCCTATCGCGACGGTATCCATAATGCTGAACGCCGGCCCTGATAGCCTGTGAACGTACCTAGCGATGCCGATAGGAGTGGAAAGCCTTATGAGTGGATACTGCCAGACGACATTCGTTACGCCGTCATACAAGTTGGGCGAGGAATTGACATAATAATCTGTCATCTCTCCCAGGGAAAGGCCCCAGCTTCCATTATGCGCTCTCAAAATCACCGGGGTCGCGGTTCCCACAACTCCGACTTTATACGGTGTGGCATAGCTTTCGGGGTCGGGCATAAACGTCTGAAACATTCCCCCCCAGAACCAGTTATAAACACCGGCGACCTCTAACGTCATAAAAAAGCAATCGCGATCCGCCGTGAGGTAGTAGTAGGTCGGGAAGTCTCCGGGTAGTGCGTCTATGGTCTGATAGGCCGTCCCGTGTGATGGGACTGTATCATCCGTCGCTCTGATCTCATAGCGATCCTGATCTTCCTCATACCGATAATGAATGTATATGTCGTCTATGCCGCTCTCACCGGGAGAGTTCCAAAAGTGGTCAATGGGAAAAGCAGGTGTCGGGTTTGCAACCTTCGTCCATCCTATAGCCGTGAGGAAAGCTGATATTTTGCTCTCAAGGTCGGTCTGACCGGTCGCGACCCCGTTTGCATGGGCGAAATGAGCGCCCTCAAGCTGCCCTACTGGCACATTGCCGCCGCTTCGCATACACCACCGCATCGTACCCGTACCCATGACGATCCACGTCGAGGTTGCGCCTGCGTATCCCGTCGTGATAATGTCCTCCGGGTTTACGCCGGCGAGGACGTTGATCCGGCCGGATACGTCCGTCGGCTGTCCCACGATTTTGTCATAGGCTACCTCGTCCTCCTTAAGAGCAAAGACCGCCACCGAATCGTCAAGGGGGTCTTTTATGTAGCTATGGGTCAACTGCGATGCTCTGATGGCCTGATCCCATGCCCCGTCGTCCGCTTTGAGGACGTAGCCATTTCTGATCTGATCCATCATGTGCAGGCCGATAGCGACCATCTGCTGTTCTTCATCTACAGTCAGCGAAAAAGGTTCCACGATCCCCACGTAGCAGCCTGTATATCCGGCTCCGGCTTTGAAGTTCAGGATCACCTTGTCCTTATCCGCGCCTATCCAATACTGGAACGGGACCGCACCCGCGCCCGGGGCCTCCAAATGTCCCACGTATACCGTCGTCTCCGTTGTGAAGTGAGTTCCAGCAGCGTCGTCCTGGACCCTGTACCATACGCGTCCCAACGTTACAGCATCCCTCCGAAAGCGGATAAATAACTTCGTTCTGCCGCCGAGTTCTCCTGGAGAAGAAAAGACGACGGTTGTTGTCCCTGTCCCTGATTCGACCGTCCATCCTATCGCCACCAGACCGGCCTCTAAGAGGGCAAACATGTTCGGCACGTCGTTTGCGGTTCCCGTCACGTAGTTATAAGCCATGCAGACCTCCCCCTAATCCCCCGCCGCGCCCTGATAGCGTGAATTCGATCCGGCGGTTTTATTCTGAACCTGTAAATGAGTCGCGGAAAAGGGAAAGACAAACGGGCGATCCACATCGACCTCGAATGCGTCATTGTAGGTCGTCCCTCCATCGCTTGAAAGCCTGATATTGAGGTTGTTATCCCAAGATTCCGCCGATATAAGCCGACTCTGGAAGTCCAGGGGTATATCCGCGCTCCACGCGTCAATGCTGCTTCCTGTTTTAACATCCAGCCGTCTTGAGGGTCTCCATCCCATCTTTACCTCCTCCCTTCCCTGTATTGAGCGTATCGCTCCCAACAGCGCGAGCAAAGCGGCCGGTCGTACTCGATGATCTGCCATCCTAATTGTGCGCTGCCTGTGATAGAATATGACTTGTTTATGATGGGGTTGTACCAGACCTCCGACCCCATTCCTGCCCTCATGAATTCTGTACCCTGTGGGAGTATGATATTATCGCCGGGTTTGACCTGCCAAGACCTCACGAAAAAGCCCCTATCTGTAGATACCGTTTGCCCTGTCGATCAGCGTCCTGAATCGCGGGTAACGGTATCTGATAACGCTGTCAACGTATTCCTGATTTCTGAACTTGCCTCGGTCGATCTGCGGCGTTCCTGCGTTGTACCCTGAGACGGCCCACGATATGGGGTCGAATTGATCCATAAATCGCTGCCTCTGCCAGTCCAGGTATTGAGCGCCATAGCGGATGTTGATCGAGGGATTGAGCAGGAGATCGGGGTCGTCACTGAAGCCCAACATTTGAGCGGTCGTAACGCGTATCTGCATTAAGCCGTATTCACCAACAGCGCCGCGAGCTGCGTAGTCGCCGCCGCTCTCTTTTGAGATTATAGCAGCGATAAGCGCCGCGTCAAGGTTGAACCGCTCGGCGTTTGCCTCGATCTCCGTGAGGTAGGATAGCACGCGGGCCTCGGTGGACGTTATAGGCTCCGGGATCATCTCCGGGTGTTCCCGTAGAAGCTCCGCGACCTCCTCATTAGTCCTCCACCGCTCGTTTACGCTGTCCCAAAAGAGATGGTGTAGCTCGTCCGGGATGAAGCCCTGCGGACGTGAGCGCAGATAGAGTATGAACCCGCACCCGATGACGATCCAAAACAACTTGATCACGGCGATTGCCTCCCCTTCCGCTTTTGCTCAAGATTTCTCCAAAAGCTTGACTAGACTACAGGAAGCCAAAGAGTTGATACGGCTACCGTGACGTTGCCCGGACCCGCGACTACAACGTAGAGGTCTTGGGAGGGGGTAAGATAGAGTTTCATGCTCTTTTCCGGCTCGATGAATGGTGAATTGTCCGAAGAGTTCACCGTACCCGACCCGTAGAACAGGAATTGAGCGTTATCGAGGTTTGTCACCAGGATCGGGATCGTGTAGCTGTACGGGTTCTCTGCCAGCACTTGCCGGGAAGTGCCTATACTGGCAGTTCTGTGATCCTTCGGGAAGTTGGCAAGCTGTAACCTCTTAAGCTCTACCAGCCGGCCGATGGGAGTATAGGCGACCCCGGGGCCGCTGATAGGGGCTTCAAGTTCCGGGGCTAGTTCCTGCCGCTCGATAACGTCTATCAGCTTATCCAGCCTGAACGCAATCTGCCTCGCGGCCGCACAGATAACCTCAGCCTCCGAAGTTCCCATATCCGGCCATTCACCGCGCTGTATCCTCGCTAGAACATCGTTCATGACGATCCCCCTTCCTTTGGATTAAACCGTCGGTGTAGGGAGTCTCCGCCCGATGAATAGCAAGTACAACGTATCTGTCGCGCCTCCGTTGTTAGTGGCCTCCACCATGATAGCCGAACCCTTATCGAACGTATACGGTTCGGGAAGCTCGAAGGGCTTTTGATCCACGTCACCAACGAGGGCATTTATGGGAACCTCGTCGGAACTGAAAAACTGACCGGCTCCGTTGTCACTGATCCTGATCTGCCAGTCTCCGTTCGTGGCGTCCCAGTAAGCCCCTAGCCTCTCCCACCTGAACGGATAACTCCCGATGGGCTTCGCCGGGCTTGTGCTGGTTGCCGACACCGTCGCGGCTGTCAACGCGACCTCGATCATGTAGAAATAGCCGCGCCCGTTCTGCTGTCCCATAAGATAAACCTCCTTCCTTGCGGTCAAACCGTGTTTGCTCAAGATTTCTCCAAAAGCTTAAACGGCCATTGACGCGTTATCTCAGAGGTCTGACTTGCAGAACGTCATAGATCACGTAGACATACCCCGTTGCCGAGAGCGTTACTAACGTGTAGAATTTTATGTCGAACCTGAACGTGCGGTTTTCCGCGAGGTAGACCGGGATCATCATCCTGGGATTGGCCCCGGGGGATGGTACGCCGTTAGTGATAACGCCCACTGTCGCGAGGTTCGTGGTTGTCTGCTCGTTGCCATACGTGCCATACGCTGACGGGAAAGTAACCACCGGACCAGACTTGATCCTCAAGTCGTCGTCCATGATGGCCTCCGCGTATGCCCCGGCACAGAACAAGCGGATGTCTGCCTCGTCCATATCAGCTTGCGGCATCACGTTCATGCGATAGACGATGGCCTCTTGACCTTCTGGCAAGCGTGACGACTGGCTCATGTTCGTATCCTGCCGGGTTTTCCCCTGGATGTCCCGGAAGTACACAAAATCTGTCCCGGCTGGTATGGCCGCCGGCGTGATCTGGACGCGGTCATATATGACATCCTGTCTCATATCCGCGAATTTGCGGACGCCGACCCCCTCGATGAATAATTCGCCCGGCTTGCCCGTTGGGGATATTCCCGGAGGGAAAACCTGACCTAGAGTTGACATAAAAGCTGCGCTGTACTGTCCTCCACGCATTTGCAAATTTCCTTTCTCTTTTCAGAGGGCATCGCGTTCGCGCGATAGGTGGCCTATGCCACTACCCTTTTTCGTTACGGGCGTATCGCCCGGTCTGCTGGTGTAACGCAAGAATTAGTGGTGATCCCGGCGGCGCTCTACATGGCCCAAGCCGGATTCTCCTGCTGTACCTTCTGTAGATACGGGTCCTGGAACATCCATTCCGGGAGCGTACCCGCCGGCACAGTGACACCGAGTTCGTTCGAGGCTTTTACTGGCGCTCTCCGACGACCAGCGACCGCGCCTGAAGCCCCCGGCGTCAAAAGCGGCCCGACGATCCTCAACCCGTTTACTATGACTGGACCCAGAGCGACGGCCGCTCCCAGGTCTGGCTGTTTCGCAAACCGAGCGACGGCGTAGCCGCCGAGCAGGCCCACGATTACCTCCAGCGCCATTATCCACTTGGAATCTGCGGCGATCTTGATCATGGGGGCGAGGTAAGCGACCGCCTTACCAGCGACTATAGCCCCACCAACCGCGACGGCTCCCGTCAGTAGCGTTCCCTTAAGCTGCTCGATGTTAAACGGCAGAGCGCCAAGTTCACCAAGACCCACGCCGCCGCCTGAGAAATTCGCGCACCTCATGACGTACTTCCTGTGTGCTTTGCTCCACACGCGCTTTTTGCGCGTACAGTGTCTACGTCCTAACACAGAACTACCTCCTCTCAAAGTCGGTATGCCCGAAAAGAGCAAAACCTCTTCTACTGGCATGTTTACCTCCTATATCTCATTGATCATGCCCTAGCGTTTGCGCTTCCGGGTCGTTTTCTTCCTAGTCGTTTTCCTCTTCGTCGCTTTCTTCCTCGTTGGCTTCCTTTTCGGTGTCGAAGGGTCACGCGTACATCGTCGGATAGGGACGAATTTTCCGTCTTTGTCCCTGCAACTCTTACCGTCGAACGTAAAGCCGAGGCTGCTCCTACTGAGCGTTCTACTTCCTCCACCGGAAAAACCGGGAAGCATTTTCAGGGCCTGCGCTGCTGATACGATAGGAATACCCAGACCCGTTAGCGTCTTAGGATTCACGAAGCGGAAAACCACTTTGCCTCCACGCTTCTTTATCCAGCATCCGGCCTTCCCACCTTTTACACGTTTACACGCGATAGCGTTTGCTCTGGTGACTCTTGCCAATTTTTGATCCCCCTTTCTCTCGTCATGCTCCTTACAAAATGATCGAATGTAGGCAAGCCGCGATTATCTCAACCAGTCGCGCGGATGCCATACTATTATCCACGTAGATATTCGTCGCGTCCGCCGCGCTGCCAAGCGTGACCTCACCGAAAAGATCGGGATGTCCTGACAGGTCGCTGTAAACCGCGTTCACATTCGCCGCGTCCAGATCGGTCGTGCCTCCGGTGAAATTGGCCGCCGTCGGGTTTACCGAAATCTGAGCAACGACACAGGAATTCGCCGGGGTATCTGGCAGAACGACGCCGCCAAGTGTCGCGGCCTCTGTGCCGATCCCGATCTGCATAGCCCCGGCCGTGTCAATGCACAGCAGAACTATGTTATACATATCCTGGGTGCAATCGAACCCGGTCAGGACGAAAAAGTTATCAGTGATCCCCTTAGCGTAGTGAACGCCCGCGACAAGATAAGCCGCCGCGACCGCGACCTTTGCGGTGGTTTTCGTTGTCCCGATAGCCGCGCCGATAGCGGTAAAACACTGTGCCAGAAGCGCCTTTTTCGGGCCTGTCAGGTCGTTCTTCTCCACGATAAAAATCCAGTCGGGCGTTCTCTCCAGGCCGTGAACCACTACCTGATCGCTTGCCAGGGCAAGAACGTTGACCGACAGCTTCGCTATTTGTGACATTCTAAAGCCTCCTTACTTTTTGCAGGCCTGCCCTTGATCCAGCAAGCGGCGCGCCCTTACGCAATAAGGGAATGAAGGCAAGCCGCGATGACCTCGACGTTACGCGCAGAGGCCATGCTGTTATCAACATACACATTGGTAATGTCCGCCGCTTTTCCTAGCGTGACCTCTCCAAACAGGTCGGGATGACCTCCCAGGTCGGAGTAAACCGCGCCCGGTACAATTACACCATCGTCCAGGTCGTCAGTACCTCCGACAAAGTTCCCGGTTCCTGTGGGATTCACCACGACCTGAGCAACGACACACGAATCTGCCGGCGTATCTGGCAAAACAACCGCGCCCAACGTCGCCCCTTCAGTACCGATCCCGATCTGCATATCCCCGGCCGTGTCGATACACAAAAGACAGATGTTATACATGGCATTTGTGACATTGAACCCGGTCAAATCCCAAAAGTCGTCAGTCGCGGCTTTCGCGTAGTGAACGCCGCCGACTGTGAACGCCGCCGCCGCAACGTTCTGGATGTCCGTTTTCGTTGTCCCGATTGCTGTTGCGACATCAGTGAAACACTGTGCATAGAGCGCCTTCTTCGGGCCTGTCAATTCGTTCTTCTCCACGAGGAAAATCCAGTCGGGGATTCTGACGAGGCCGTGAGGTACAGCCTGATCCGCCGCGAGGGCGGCTATAGTTGCCGTCAGCTTCAATATTTGTGACACGCTAAAACCTCCTTACTTCCTGCCGCCGATCCTTGACTTCGCGGCGGTTATCATTAGCTGCGTAACGAACCACATCCCAAAGACGGACGCGGCTATGAGTATGAAAGACTGAGCGTTAAGCCCGAATTTGAAGCCTCCCCCCCCCTCAACGTCCCCACCGCAGACCAGAGCGGCCTCCTGCGGTGACATATTATACGGCGCGTTGCTGTAGGTCTGGACGCACTTAAGATAGTCAGACTTTTCCTCCCGTTTTTCGTGGAACTGCCAGAGCGTGCCTCCCCCCAGGATAAGCGCGCCACCGGCAATTATCGGGATCAAGAGTGGGATACCTAACTCCCCATTTCCCGGCTGTGAAAGTATCGGCCCTGCTGCCTGTGGCAGAGTCATCGCGGATCTGCTGAATATCATTGCCGAGCCCTCCTAGAAAAAGACCTTGCCGGCGATAAGCCCGGCGGCCAGCCAGAAAAGCGGGTGACTGTAGAGCGGCTTCTGTGCCGGCGGTGGACAGAGGAAGGGTACAAAGCCGAGCATCCTCTGACATTCCTCCTGTGACAACAGATCCGCGCACGTATTAAAAGCGGCGTCGAAAGCCTCCTGATAAGTGACTCTCGGCCCGGCTTCCACTTGCCCCAGAACGCCGTTAAAAGCAGCGAGGGCCGTCTGTCCTCTTGCTAATGTCATTAAACCTCCTCCTCCTCACTGTAGGCCTCCGGTTCCGACGGCTGCCTCCGTCTCTGTGTCCTCACAGGTTGCTGACCTCCCAGGGCGATGAGGGCAAAAACAGCGACCCCCATAACTACCAGGAGCCACTTATTGATCCCCTTTTCCACTTCCACGCCGTTCGGGATGGGTGGCAGTATTTCTTCTTCTTCCTCTTCCATTTCCGTTATAACCGGCGTCGGGTAGATCGGGATATACTTCCCATCATAGTCTATCTCGTCACGCGGCCCGACGACAACAATCGCGTCCTCTGGGCCATCTGGTGGAACTAACAGCCCGTCGGGTATTTCACCATCCTCACCATCCGGGACCGGCGGCGCCATTGTGACAGTTATGCCGCGTGCCAATAGCTCATTCTCAATGTCCGTGTTGGTGATTACTCCGAACTGCATATCGGCCTCCCTAGAAAATCTTGCCGCTTTTCATCACGATAAAAGCGAGACCGCCAATGACTATCCAGCCCCAGGTCGGAATTGCACCAAGCCCGGCCTGCGCGGGGATGGGTAAGCAAGCCCCGTCGGGCGTCGGATAGAACCCCTCTGGACACTTCACGCCAGGGACAACCGCTCCGCCGCCGAACTGCTGACTCAATAATGCCTCCCAGGTCGCGGCCGACCGGTGCTGAGGGTCTGCCTTGCTGATCTGTGAGGCTATAGCTGCGACCTCGCTCTTCTCCAACGTAACAACGCCGGATTGATCCTTCGCTCCCTTGACAGCCTCATACGCTGACACGCCGAGCCCGATCCCGCTTATCACCCATCCGGCGATCTGCATCGCCAGGGACCAGTCGAACCCCAGACCGGCCCGGCTTCCTGAAAACGTCATCACCGGGTCAAAGGCCTTGAGCGCCGTCTGTCCTACTTTCCTCTCGATTACCATACGAACCTCCCTCCTCCGTTTCGTGTGAAAAAAACTACCGTTGAAGCTGCAACCTCTGGCCGCCGATGACCGGCGTGTAGGTGCGCTGATATACCATCTGATCAGTGACGGCCTTAGCAACCGTTATCAGACTGTTAAAAATCGGGTCTGCCACTTCCAAACTACCGGGATATGCTCTTATACCTCGCGCCGCTAGCGCGTATGACACGGCCTCGGATACGATGTCCGACTCCACCAAACAATGCCGGTATCGGTCCGGGACCCTGCCGACCTCTGCCTCCGCCGCTCGTCTGCAGGCCTCGTATGTCTCAAAGATCGGCGCTTGCAGCGCCCACTGAACGAGCTGTGCCTCCCCGCTCACAACCGGCGTCACTACCTCCTCCTCTGCATACTCACTTTCAGGAAGTATATTCCGCTCTCTCAATTCCTGGTCGATCCGCTCATTCGTCAGAAGAAGCCCCCCGACTATTGCCATCTGCTGATGATACTTCGGCAAGCGCGCGAGGCGCTGTCCCTCTGAGTAGAGGTCGCCTATGATCTCACGTCGGCCCACGTCGGCGATATAATACGGCGCGGGGTATCTCTGCGCTAGATTATATCGCGGGAGGATGTTTCCGAAGGCCTCCTCGATCAATGCCTCAAGCGCGGTTCTCGTCGGCGTCGGAGTCGGAGTCGGGGTCGGTGTTGGAGTCGGAGTCGGGGTCGGAGTCGGGGTCGGAGTCGGGGTCGGAGTCGGTGTTGGAGTCGGGGTCGGAGTCGGTGTTGGAGTCGGAGTCGGGGTCGGTGTTGGAGTCGGGGTCGGGGTCGGTGTTGGAGTCGGGGTCGGCGCTGGCTCCTGGATCGTGAGCGTCTGCTTCAGCAAGCCGTCAACGTATGCCCGGACCGTTCCCTCTCGCGGACTTGATACTACCCCACCTCTGCGGATATATGGGTCTCTCACCATTTCCCAGTAATAAAGCGCCGTATTTGTAACCTGTTGGAGATATGGCCCATAGTCGGCCGAGGTCATGGTCCTGTCTGGCGTCCTAGCCATCCAGAAAGCGACGGCGGCCTGCGCTCGTTCCTGCCAGTCGGGCGCGGCGGTTCCCACTGTGACGCCCATGCTCTGTAAAAACTCCGGGTTGATCATCCCGGCGGCGGTCTGTATGTCGCGCCGATCTGCGGCGTCTTTCACAAAGACCGGATCGGAGGCTATGGCTTGCAGAAAAGAGAGAGCGCCCCTGAGAATTTGATCCGCTTGCTCTGACGTGATCATGATTCGCCCGTCGGGATAGCTGATCCGTAACGCCCTCATCGAAGCCATGATCGCCCATTCTGCGCGCTGCTTGTCCGTTGACGCCCACCATTGCCGTTCCTGGGAATAGGGGATCGGTGAGGTTCCCTTCGCTGTGGATATGAAGTCGGGCCGCTGATCCCGCGTCCCACGCGTGATCTGGAGGGAGTTCAGGTATGACAGGATCGCCGTCGTGTTCCTCTCTCTCAGATCGACATAAGTGATCCCCGTAGGCGGCGATCTTCTGGGAGCGGTATATTCTACATGGATAATGTCATTCGCTGCCTTGCTAACAACAGCGTCGTATATGTCACTTCTCACAGTTCCCGGTATCAGAGGAATCCGGTTAAATTCCAGGTTCTTGTTGACTATCTGCTGTAGGTCTGCCGTTATGGACGGCATAACGGTTGTCGGGGTCGGCGTGAGGGTAATAACCGGGCCGGGGGTTACTGTCGGCGTCGGGGTCGCTGTCGCGGCGGCGCTCTCTGCGATATAGATATAATAGCGCGTCAGATAGTTTTCCAGGTAGAGTCTGCTCGTCAGGTCTACAGCTTCAGATGTCCTAAGATAATAATTCCGACTGTCCAGAACGCCCACGTATGTTTTCGGGTATGTGCTAACGCGTGACCAGTTGTACGCATAGTCAAGGATTTGATTATAGAGGCCATCAGGGATCACTTTCTGGCTGCCCGTTCTGATCCAGGGTTCCCTGTATCCCAAACGAGAGAGGGGAAGCTGGAAATTTTTAAACGCATACTCTAGCGCGTGCTTTGCGTACACGGCCGGGCTTCTGACCATCTCCCCTACGACCGTCGGTGTGGCCGTCGGGGTCGCTATGGCCGCCGATCCACGGAAAAAGCTGTAGTTCCGACCTAGAAAGACGGTAAGATATGACTCAGTAATCGTCGCGATCCATCTGGAGTCACGGACGATATATCTGTGAGTCGGGGTCGGGTAGTAATAAAGTTTCGGATAAGAGGTAATCTGGGACCATGAGAGGGCATATCTCACAACCGCATCGAATACCTGTGGAGGTGCATCCATCCTCCTCCGGTTCCCATAGATCGGGATCGGCTGTTCCATACGCTGAAAAAGCTGTGTATTTGTCTTTATTGACATGTCAAGAGCATGTCGGGCGTAAAGGGCCGGCGTTACGTCTATCGGGCGCGCTGCTGTCGGGGTCGGCGTAGGGGTAGGGGTAGGGGTCGGCGTCGCTGTAGGGGTAGCTGTAGGGCTTGCTGTAGGGGTCTCTGTAGGGGTAGGGGTAGGGGTCGCTGTCGGCGTCTGCGCTAGAATACCAGCGAAGATTCTCTGGGTCTGCTGTCTCCCTCTGCGCTCGATTACCATCACACGATCTCCCATTGCTGGAAAATCGCGAACGCCAGGGAACGGAAAACCCGCGAGGATGAAACATTCCCTAGCATTCGCGGGTTTTCCTCTTCTGTCTTGTCAAGAAACTTGCTCAGTAAACCTCATATAACCGTGAATCTTCGATCCCGGCCGCCTCATATCCGACCGGGTTCTCTGCCTGTGTAGTGTCAAACGCGATCCATTGTTCCGGGTCGTGTGGTGGCAGGCCAACGACCAAATAGATATGATGAAAGTCGGGTTGACCCTCCATCCGAATAACTTTGATCATGATAGGATAGCCGACGGCCTGCAGTACCGCGCCGCCCAGGGCTGCCATGTCGTCACAGTCGCCCATCGCAAGTTGTAGCGTTCGCTGTGGGGTTCTGTACGTGTCGATCCCGAAGGTGTCAAGAGTGTAGCGGACGTTTGCCGTTATACGGTTCGCGATCTGTGTGACTTCTCCAAGCCAGTTCCGGGGTTCCACACACCAGCGGCCGGCGCATCTATCGGTCAAGGCCTGCGCGGCGAAGATGTGAATATCCTCAGAGACGCGCCCGATCTGGATGTTCTTCGCGATGAGTTCCACGCGATCATCCGTCGAGCTAACCGTCGTCAGCTTCCCCCTCATCGTGCCGAGAGTTTCCATCGAAGCGGTCATGCTCTTCCGGCGTTCCGGTGGGAACCTGTTTGGATTCATCTGTAGAATCGTCAACCTCATCCTGTGCCTCTCCGGCTGGCTCTGCCTCGTCCTCTGTCTCTGCCTCTGCCTCTTCCTCTATTTCTTGCGCTGCCTCTTCTTCCTCTGCCTCTTCCATAGACTCACTGTCCGGGTTAAGCTGTTCGTGAACAGCCTCGATCAGCGCCGCCCGGCACTCTGCCATAAAGGCGGGATCGGCTGCGAATTCCGGGATCATAGGAGCGTATTGATCAAAGATGTCTCCTGCATTATCGTCGGTGATGAAATTCTGCCACCTCCCGGCGATGCGCTGCGACCCCAGTATCAGGTTTACGGAGTCAACCATCTCGGCGGCTACGCTGTACGGATCATCCCTCTGCGCGATCACATATCGCAGCTTCATGAGCGCGCCGTATGCGGCATGTGACGAATCTCCGCCCCCTCCCTCCAGTTCGCCTAGTGGCGCGTCAAGAGCGGCGAGGGGATCAAGTGGGACGACTACCTGGGAATTGTCCGGCGGAGTAGTGGAAGAGGGAGCGGCCTCGGCCGACGCTGGTGTATCTAATCCCGACACGTTTACCGGGGCTTCTGTCCTTCCAGTCGGGTTAGTATCTGCCGGCAATGCGGCCGGGCCTGTTCCTGGATTCAGGCGCGAAGCGATGAGCGGCGCGAAGGCCGGGACCGCCTGTCCCAAGCCCTCGAAAAATTTGTCCATGCCACTAGAATTCGATCCTGTGGTCTGAACGGGAGCGCGGGTCTGCATCTCGTATTGCTTCATAAGCTGCATAACGCCAGATACCAGCGTGAGGGGATCGACCCCTCCATCACCAGCAACCGCTTTCATCTCTTTGATTCCCTCAATCATGCTCTTTACGATTGCTGACGGGTCGCCTTTCCCGTTCCCCTGATTTGTTAGGAGCGCCGTTATCATCGTCGTTAGCATCGTCGTGACGAGTTCCATGTTTTTGCCTTGCTGCTCCATCACGATTTTATACACGCTTGGGTCGCTTGCCTCGTCGGTTTTCTTCTCCGCTCTCTCTGCCTTTTCCCTGCCCTTTGCCATCCCTCCGACTTTGATCTTGTGGGTCTCCGGCTTTCCGTTGTCGGTCCTGATTAGCAAATGCCCGTCAGCCTTGCGGAATCCGACCCTGTAATTGCCTCCCCCTAGATGCTCACCTATCAGCTCGCGAAATGTGACGGGATCGACTTCATCCATCTCAAAGTTCTTGTTCTGAAAACCGCGCCCGTCAGAACCGATCCGCTCGACCTCGATAGTGATGTCCGCACCGGTCGCCTTGAGGTCTGCGATCCGTCCCTGCGGATCGATTGGCAAAGCCTCTTTCTCAATCTTTGAGGCCTTTTCCACGACGCCGTTTTTGCCGTCGAGAAATTGCCTCAAGCGTCGTCTCAGTCCCATTGTGCCTCCCCTTCATAGCGCGCCTGATAGTGTCGGCGTCCAGAGTGTGACCGTTCGTTAGCAGTTCGATCTCCGATTTGAGAAAAAATCGCGCCTTCCCAGGCCCCCTTAAGGTCGTCAGACCCCACAGGTCGATTTTCTGGTTCAGGGTCGTCTTACCAACACCTAGCAACCTCGCTGCCTCCGAAACCCTTACACTCACGGCCGGAGACAAAGCCCACTCTGGCGGGTTCCAAATGTCCTTCTGATGGTTCGCGACGTATTTCCTGGGATATTCGTCATTCACATTCTCTAGGCGCGCCCTAGCTAGTTGATACGGTATCAAATCCCCGTCGAAAGTCTCTCAAATACTATGTGTTCTGGTTCGGTGTCTGATTGGTGGGCTTAGTATCAATATACCACGAAGCGCCGGCCAATGTCAAGAAAGAAGCGGAAAGACGCCGCCGGCCGTGACCAAACTACCAATCCACCAATCCTAACGGCCGGCGGCGTTACCCTCCCTCTGGAACGGGATCAACCCCGATCTCAGTATATAGGGGATAGCAGAGCGCCGTCAATCACTTTCTCGTTGACGTTCTGACAGAATCGAGGTATGATGAAAGTCAACGGGGGAGGCTGTTATGATTGTGATCTCGAATCCGTCAAGGCGACGGGTTCCCCTTGCATTTAACGTGATCGCAGGAAAGACCGCGCTGGTAAAATTTGAGCGCATGATCCGGAGTATAGCGCCAGTCGCGGATCAAATCACCGTTGTATTCGATGAAACGGCCTCCCCTCCCATGTACGATATCGCGCGGCGGTATGGTGCGGACATAACGACCTCCAGATGGGTCGGAGACTTCGCAGGCCAGAGGAATATCGCCCTGGACATGTCCCGGTATCTTTACAACGCCTGGATGGATACCGACGAATCGCTCCGACCGGATGTGGCGCGGCGGATCGCCTCACTGATGACGGCCCCGCGTCTAAAGGCTTTTTACCTCTGGCAAGCTTCCCCGTCGGTGGATGGAAGCGTTACCTACGTTCCTCAGATTCGGATTTTTCCCCGGCTTCCCGGCGTCCGGTGGGAAATCCCGGCGCATGAGCAGATATATCCAAGCCTTGAACGCGCTGGCGTCCGTACAGAGCTAACGGATTTGAGGATCGAGCATTCGGGCTACTGGAACGAGCGGCGGGTCAGACAGAAGAACCTCAGAAACCTCAAGATTCTGGCGCGCTGGGTCCAGGAACACCCGGAGGATCGATTCTCCATGAAAAACTACCAGAACGCTGTCGCTTTCGAGCGGAGCAGGAAGGGGGCCGCGCTGTGAACGTCCTTAGAGAGAGTTTCCTTGAGAGCTACGATCAATGCAAGCGACTCCGCTCACCGGAAGAATGCAGAGCGATTGCGGTAAGTGGAGCGTCCGTCAGTGTGGACGGCTACCTCAGAGCATACGACCTCTGCGTTGAGACCTTCGGGCAGGCCCGTTGCAGACAGATGTTATCCTCTCCAACGACGACGACTATCACGGTCGCGCTTGTGGCTTTGCTTGCTGGTTTTGTCGTGGGGAGGCTCTTGAGGTAGGCTCTGAAATAATAAGAGGCGACCTGCGCTAGTCTGTTCAGCGCCCGTCACCTCTGCCAAATAAGCAATATAGTTCGCTCAAAGGTTATTCTACCACAAAACCGTCAGATTGTCAAGAAAAGGGCAGAGGAAAAGGCCGGCTGGAACACGCCCGGCCGACCTTCTCTCGCAAGGGACACAGGGTTTAGTAGTCGCCAAGGCCTAGATTTTCCGGCCTGGGATAGGGAGACGTACCTTTGGTAATCGTCCATACAGCGTCAACGTCATCATCATCCAAGTCGCCTGTAGCTGTAGCTTCAAAGACGTTAGGATCAGGCACAGTCACCTCATACCTGTACCGGACATCTCCATCAGGCTCGAAGCCAATATCATCAAACCCGGCGGCAGGAACATCCCATTTTCGAGGTGAGGAATTAGGCGCACCGAGTGGATTTGGCGTACAAACCATATAAACATCGTCCTCAGCCCTGTACGACTCTTCGCAGGTGCGGATCGCCGCCAGATTCCCGTTCGCTTCTGAAACCTTAGACTTCATAGCGAACTGCATAAACGCCGGGATCGCGATGGCGGCCAGAATAGCGATAATAGCGACGACTATCATCAATTCGACCAGAGAAAAACCACTTTCTTTTCGCAGCTCAAACATTTTCATTTCTCCGTCCTCCTGGTAGTTTCTTCGTGAGTTTATCGAACATTAGGAGAGTCTTAGCGTTCGGCGATGACAGAAGCTCCAAATCCCCTATCCCAAATAAGAGGGATACTCACTCGACCAACCGAAGGGTTCCCCTACTACATAGCAATATATGTGCCAATATCTGCGGCTTAAGGAAAAACTAGCATACCTCTATGCCGATCTAGGGCTAGAAGCGCAGAGGGAGTCGGTTTCAAGCCCGTAGTGTCCTGTCTAGCTGGATATGTTACCAGCGAGGCATAGGTCCGCTCCATGTGCATTTTCCGAAAGCCGCCGAGCGGTTTATGCAAACGCTGCCTTGACTTTTGCACCGTTCTATGGTAAACTTCCATGTAATTCTAATTATGCCTAGTTAGTGCTACTTAATGGAGGTATAGTAAAATGTCGGAGCAGAAGAGACCATTAAGCCCCGCCGAAAAGGGCGCGGAAGATGAATTACTTACCGTTCCCCAGGTGGCGGAAATAACTAAGAGATGCAATAAGACGATCCGTAATTGGATATATCGAGGTGATCTACCAGCGCAAAAGATAGGAAAGTACGGCCGGTTCCGAATCAAACGGAGCGACCTAAACGCCGCTCTGGCATATACACCAACTTCACCGAGCAATAATGCAGAGTGAAACCGGGAAAGTGAAAGCCCATAATGCAAAGGATGGGAGGTTCGTGGGTTCCTTTACCAGCACAGGTTATTGAGCTATTAGCACCTTATAGCGACGCCTGTACCAGCAACTATGTTCTGATGCTAAAGCGATTCTATGTAGAGCATATAACGGATGCGGAGGGCGAATGGGTAGTCGGCAGGATAGAGGCAACCTTGACGGAGGTAACGCGCAGGATCGACGTGAGCCGGGGCTGGTTTCTTAAGAGAATATGGCCGACCTGGACGGAGATCGGGGTCGCGAGGCAAGTCGAGAAGGGTTTTATCGAAGTGCCGATGCTATACGAAAAAGGTGAATATTACCAAATGCCTCTACCGGTAAGGAGGGAACTTAACGCATTGAGAGCAGAAATCCGGGACCTAAAAACGGAGCTAAAAGAGGCCAAAAGTGTCGAAAAACCGCGCGCGAAAAGGACACGATCCGCGCGCGAAAAGGACACAATGAGGCCTCATCGCGCGCGTTTTTCGCGTGATACATCCTTTTTAAAGGTTTTAAACAGTAAGAACTCTCTCTCCGGTAATACAATTATATCCGGGTTCTATAAAGGGATCGGCCAGACTAAAATTTCAAAAGTGAAGAGAGAGAGGGCTTCAAAGATTTTCAGAAAGCTAAGAAGTGACGGATTCGATCTTGAGGATATCGCGTTCGCTGTAGATTGGACGATAGAGAACGCGAAAGAGGAACTATACGACTTTGCAATCATCGAACACACAATCGGTCAAGCCATAGCGGCGAGTGATAAGCAGGAATTGGAGAGGAAGGGGATGGAAGAACGGGAAAAAGCGAAAGCGGAAGAAGAGTTGGAGCGTGAGGCAGAGGAACGGGAGCGCGAAAAGATCGAAGAATACAAGGCAAACCTCAGCCCGGAAAATCGCGCCGCGCTCCGTGAACGTGCAGAAGCAGAAATTTCAGCCGCCGGAATTTACAAGCCCGGTTTCATTTCCGAGCCGTTAATTTCTGCAAAGGAAAATGAGCTTGTCCGAAAGGAGCTAGAGGAATAGAGGTGATTTTCAATGAGAAACGCATTGTACGCGAATGTTATGAAGACGACCATTTTATTACTTGCGCTGGTCCTGTGTGGCTGCGCTTTTAACGTGGAGTACCCGGCGGAGAGCGAGGCGTCCCGGTGGGTCGGCTACTACCACCAGCAATTCGCTCAATATGGCTATAACGTTGTTCCGCCTGAAGGAGACGCCCCGGAGGTGCAACGGCAGGCATACATGCAAGTAAAAGGCCAGTATGACTCATTTCATCACAATGTTGAGCTGTTGGCTGCTACCATTCTCCTTGCGATCGTGTTGGGTGTCATTGCTATTTTATGACTTCCGATGTGAGAAAGGAGCTAGAGGAATAGAGGTGATTTTCAATGAGAAAAGCATTGTACGCGGTCGCTAAGACCGTCGAGAGCGGCTATCGCTTAAGAAGGGCGCTAGGTGTAGTTATACAAATACTCGTTATATGGGCTATTTTCATGCTGTTGTACTATATCGTCTTTGAGTTAATGGCAGCCCTCACGTTTTGAGCAAAGAGGAGGTCTAATGACAACCCTGTTAAATCTCGTAAACGAGAGGGCGCGGATCAATAGATACTTTCACACAAACGAATTCCTCTGTCGCTGTGGCTGTGGATATGTCTATATTGATCCTGACTTCTTTCTTAAGCTGATGATCGCGCGGGTTCAGTCTGACGTACCCTATAACCTCAACAGCGCCAGTCGGTGCGAGAGGCACAATGAGGCTGTCGGCGGTTCAGATCAGAGCGGCCACAAATTCGGCAAGGCGGTAGACGTGAGAGCGCGAACGGTAGGCGACTTACACGCGATCCTGCGCGGGGCCTTCTTTGCGAGGTTTCACGGTATCATCGTCGGGCTTAACAAGGACAAGACAGAGGCATACGTTCACATGGATTCCAGGGACCGTATCTTATTCAGCGTGAAAGACTCCTTTCTATGGTCTAAGTTGGGTTTGGCGGCTTAGTGGCGGACGTTCAAGAAGGAGGGAATGCTCTATGAAGTATTGGCAAACAGAGGAATGGGTAGAAACGGATAGAAGGAGGATAGCGCATTTAACTAACAGACATACTATCACAATCGAACGGGCTTGTGGAACAGTGAGCGAAGAAACACCGGTCGGTACGCCGATCAAAGTACAGGCTCAATACAAGCGTGGACATCCGGGTTGCTTCGTGTTCGGAGAGCTAAAAAGCGTTAAGACCAGAGCGGCTAAGAAAAGGAAAAACGAAAATATGATAGTCGTTATCGGTCCTATAGCGAATGCCGCGTGAGCAGTTCCGCGAAAAAACCCGGTGGTTTTCTGCCAGATGGACGCCAAAAAGGGGGAATATTTGATCCAAACATGCCAGAAAAACCCGAAATTCGGCGGATTTCTGGCATGAACCAGGGAATAATTTTTTGCAGACTCCCGGCCGGGCGCGAGCAAGTGGAGATAAACGGGCGTCATTGCTTGGACCCCGACCCTCCCCCCATCCCCACGTCGCGCCCGTCCGGTGGTCTGCATAACAAGTATTATGGGGCCTTGAGAAAATGGAACTAGAAAAGTCAACGGGAAAGAAGGTAATCTGCTTTCACGGAACGGATAGCGCGAACGTGCCACACATCAGGAGGGAAGGGTTCAGGGAAGGGACATTTTTCGCAAAACATTTAGAGGACGCGTTAGAATTTGGCGGTAGGTGGGTTTTTCAGGTCTGTTTCGACGAGGAAAAGCTACCGCCCGGATGCTGGCAATTCCGAATTACTGAGAGCAGATCACAGACTCAAATCGTGCGGCTGATTCACTACCGAGAGATCGAACAGGTCTTTGAGAACAGCGATCTCAGGGAGGTGATCGCTGAGTCTCAGATTGAGGCTCTGGATTGCTCTGCATAAGGTGTAAAGATGGAACGGATGATAAAAGAGTTCAGAATAAGGCTCTATCTTGACTCTAACTTGGGGAGGCTGTCCTTCGAGTTCAGGAAGCCTCAGCGACGGGGCCTCCCACTGGCGGGGCCGCTTGGGATTGATCGGATCAACCTATGGCTCCACCGCCGACCGCGCCTGAGCGTAGAGTCAATACAGGAGGCCGGCTTATTGTGTGTCTGGCTCGGCTGGTTCGAGATCGATTTTATGTGGAGATCGAAACAGAGGAAAAATCCAAGATAGAGGTGAAAACTATGTATTACTTGGCGGCTGTTTTAGGTGCGATCTTCGGCGCTCTTATCATGCTTATATTCTTTCTTATCATGTTTAAAGCGGGTTACTGGCGTCGCAAACAGCGTCACCAGTATCAAGAGATGATAGACCAATATCTGAACGCGGAAAGAGTTATACACGCTCATATACGGGCGCACGTTCTAAGAGACAAAGATTTCTCCTGGGCGGTGGGAGTTGCGCCTATTGTAACCTTTGGGATCAAGCCAGATTATAGCCTCATGAGCGATGAGGAACTTGGGGAAGCGCGCCGAATGGCAGAGGTATTGCAAGCGGAAGAAGAGAAAGGGCAAAAATGACGGTCAAGGAGCTAAACGCGTATCTGGACAAGGGGGTTAGTGCTGTGGGACTCGACGCGATTATACACTGTGATACGTGCCTCTCGATCTGTATGCGCTGGCAGAATTTCTGTAGCTGTTGCAGGAAGCCCACACATTACATTTCCTGGGGGGCCTGCGAACTGGAATCGGAGATGTGGGCAAAGCGCGAACGGCTAAGGGACGGCAAGGGGTCGGGGCCGATGTCTTTTATCCATTGCGATAGTTGCTACTCTGTGATCGGTAATATTGAAAACTTCTGCGGCTTCTGTGGAAAGCGAGTCTGTGATATCGCGTGGAATCCGGTAGACCTGGACACTGAGGCCGGGAAGGCGGAGTTTCACAGGCGCGAAGAGTTGAGGGCGAAAGCCGATACAGGAGGCTAATGCTGTGGCGGAGCCAAAGTCAACAAAGACATTCGCATCATTTTCAGGCGGGAAGGACAGCCTCGCGATGATCGTGCGAATGGCAGAGATGAAGGAGCGGATCGACGCTGTGATCTTCGCGAATACCGGTTGGGATTTCCCGGAGATGCTCGCCACTGTAGAGCAAGCGGAGAGGTCTCTGCCCTTCGATTTTGTTATCGTGGACCTAAAGGCGCGCTTTGATCACTGGTTCTATGAATACAAGACCTGTCGGGGAAGGAATGAAGGCAAGAGACAGGGCTTCCCAGGGCGAATGATGCTCTGGTGCAACCGGGACAAGGGGAGGGCGATAGACAGGTACATGAAGGCTCAAGGCGGCGGGATCAACTTGATCGGCATGGCGGCCGATGAAAGACACAGGGCAGAGCGGCCGGAGATACACAGGGAGGGGAGGATCGTCCGGAGGTTTCCGCTCATAGAGTGGGGCTGGACGGAGCAGATGTGTCTTGATTATTGCTACTCCAACGGCTATGATTTCGGCGGCTATTATGACAATTTTAAGAGAGGCGGCTGCTTCTGCTGTCCTCAACAACCGCTATCGTCCCTGAGAACGCTGTATCAATTCTACCCGGAGCTATGGGCGAGGCTCAGGGAGATGCAAGCGAATAGTCATATAGCATTCCGCTCCAACGGTGACACCGTTTACGACCTGGAAAAGCGGTTCGCGTGGACGGAGAAGATCGACGAATTGACGTGGGCTGACGGCCATATCCCGCGCGGAGAGGTAGAGTGAGGATCGTGTTTGCAAGAGGGGAAGTGCCAAAAGTGACAGAGTTTGCCGGCGTCTACAGGGTTTATATGCTCCCTCGCTGGCTCTTCTTCTGGTTTCGGAACGTGAAGCTGATAGAGGACAAGGGCGAGACGGCCAGAAACGGCGGTAATGTAGCGTATGGCCGCATTAACTGGGGGAAGTTCCTCGCTATTCAGTGGCGCGGGCTTTGCTTTCACTATGGCTATGGGGGGTCGCGCTTCCCGTTCAGCATGATCCGCGACTTCGTTAAGCGGATCGCGCCGGGGGTTTATCTGGGTTTGTTCTGTCTGTATTTCTGGCGGTTTAGAGTGTTTCTGTTCTGGTTTCTGCTGGTAGAGAAGGGGAAGGAGGTTCAGGATGTTGAAATGTCCAAAATGTGACGCCGTGATCCAGATCAAGTTTCCGGCAGATTGGCAGACAACCGACATGGCGGACCTGTCGCGCGAAAAGCGGGTACGCGGAGGGGTCGGGGTTATTAAGTGTGGCGAATGTGACTATGAAGGCGATCCCCTGGAATTTGATCCCAGATCGCTCTTACCGAAAGTTCAGACGTGTTATATCACGGCGAGGGGCATGGTGATCGGCTTCGATGCGGCAGGTAAGCAGGTGACTGAGTGTCAAGGGTTTATCCTGGCGGTCGGTTCGGAACTCAAGATCAGGTGTGACGGGAATACTAAATGGTTCTTTGGCAAGCGCGAATCCTGGCTGGAAGAGGCAGATTTTAGCTGGTGGTGGCTGGAAAAGTTTAGCCGGAGCTAAAGTGACGAGGAGGAAATAGAAATGGAGACTATGACGGAAGCGGCCGAGAGCGATTTTTGGTGTCTTGCGCTTTTCTGGCACATAATAATCGTTCCCAGATTGAAAAAGGACGCCACATACATATTTTTGCCACAGCAGGATATAGAGCTATACGAGGGGGTCGTGTTTCCCTTTGCGCTCCCTGACGACGACCCGGACAGCATGAGCATAATGGATTGTGTACGCGTTGGCTGTCTTGGGAATCCAGAGGCAGAGGATGAAAGGCTCCTACTCTCAAACTCTACCCTCAGCTTCACCAGCGAGGGCGACGGTACACAGGAAGCTAAATTGCAGCATGAAGCCCCGGCGCTCACATTCCCTGCGCTCTACAATCTCGATCCTTCCGCCGGGCGCTCCCGGCCTCTGCGGGTTCCTGAGAGGGAAGTATTGACGCCGGATTATACCGATTTCAGCATACGCTTGACGATCCATGAGGACGGCGACCTCTCCGATCCCCTCATGGTCTGCGTTATTATGGATGGGTATATGCCTCTAGAGTTGCGCGCCTTGAGGTCGCGGACGGAGTTCGACGCTCACCTCGACGTGTGTGAGAGTCACATAGACGCGATCCGGGACGATAGCATGGTCGAGCCAGAGGACGTTAATCAAGTCTACCGCGATTCGCGCATTACTGTAGTCAGCGTCGAGGGGGGGAATGATCCTGCGGTGCTAAAGGCGCGCCTGGACAACCTCTCCGTGAATCTGCGGAGGGCTAACGCTCTGGGGTATCAGACGGCGGACCAAGAGAAGCGTTACAAGGAGGCCAAAGACTCGTTTTTTTCGCTACAGAGGGAATACCGGAGGTTCTACCTGGATCGCGATCTGTAGTAGGAGGGCCTATGAGCAAATACAGACCATATAAGCGGATCACTATAATCAGAGCGAAGGTTCAGGAACCTGACACCGGGCAGGTAAACTGTCCGAAGGAAGGCAAGCGGGTCTCTTCGTGCGGTTGTTTCACTTTGTTCTGTACGTCCTGCGTAGCGCGTGGGGATAATCAGGTATTTTGCAGCTATGGCGTGGAGGTTTACTCCCATGACAAAACCAGAACGACTTGAAAATTTCGGGATCAGGTTCCCCCGGTCGCTGACTGAGGAATTGGACGCGAAGGCGAAAGAGATGGATTGCTCCCGGTCGGTTCTTATCAGGTCGATCCTCTGGGACTTCCTGAACGAAGCGAAGATCATCCGACTGGATGAATACATGGCGGAATCTGCGGACGCACAATTCAGAATCAGCGTCGCACGCGGAACGCCGACGGAAGGTGAGGCGACCGTTATGGTGGAAGCGACCGACGCGGATTATACAACCTGGAGGCTTGCCTGTGAATACTTCCTGAGCATGACAGCCAAAAAAAGCGGGATAGAAGATTTCGACGAGGCTCTTTGCGTACTCTGCGACGGTGCTGACAAATACGAGAACAAAATACTCCGGCTCCATGACGTTTGAGGGGAGGGAATGATTATATGTCGAGGAAGTTTAGAATATCGAAAGACGGCTTTTATCTGAAATGTCCGGCGGCTCACAGGACGATCCTCGTAGAAAGCTGTACCCGTTCGGACGACGACCATTGCGAATACTTCCAGGGGATCGATTACTCTCACGGCTCTGGCGCTGCTTTTCTTCTGTGCGACTACGGGCTTGAGGATCGGCGGTCGTCAATCGTGCTTCCGGTTGTGGATTTTCTAAAGCGAACGGTTGGGAGATGAAAAAAGGGGGTTTGTGGATTTGAGAAAGAGAATCAAAATCGGTGCAAAGAGCGCAGAGGAAAAGCGCATGACGCCGGGAGCGTTGCGACACGAGGCCTTCGTGTTCCTGGTAAAAACCCAGAACGTCGGCCCATGGGATGTTCCGTCCTGGATGGACGACCTACTGAACCACCTGGAGGATCGGTTCACGGCGATCCGTCCGTCGGTAAGCGACCGGGCGGGTCTTATGGCGGCCATCGCGGGGCTTATTGCAGATACGCCGCCGGCAGGTGCGCCGGAGACCATAGACGCGGCGGCGGTGTATCTTGCGGAATCCCTCGGCCTCGACGTTACGGGCGACCCTGAACTCCGATGGTTTGAGGGAAGCCCGGACGCCGGCGATCCGCTCTGTATTTGCTCATATTGTGAGTGCCTCATCGACGAGGGAACCGTCCCGATAAGGTTCTTTGACGAGAAGAAAGAGCAGCGACTTCACCCTGCTTGCTTAGAGACGTGCATTGAGTACGGGCTTGTTGATCCTGCTACGTTCTAGCGATTATAGGAGGTCTTAAGATGGGAAATGAAGAGGAAAAACAGGAAGATGAACCGCTATGGAAGAAAGATTTGACAGCCGAAGAGGAAGATCAACCGCTATGGAACGCCGGAATGGAGGAGGGAAAACAGATCATGAAGGCTTGCCTCAAAGCGGCTGATGAGGTTTGGAGGGATCACTATGCGAACAAAGTCGAGGGCTTCGGCTTGCCCGCGAACATTGCGAAGGTCCCAGAGATCGGGCAGGAGAACATCGCAAATGTCGCGATAGCGATGTATAACTCGATAGTCATGATGGAGATGGAGCGCGGCCGGATGGATGCTCTTAAGGGGAATATATTGATACACGGCCCGGACGCCCTTGTGAGAGGGCGAAATTAGAGGCTGAAAATGCGGGACCAGAAATTCACTATGGATAGGCTTAAGCAACAGCGATCTGGCACGTTGGAGGAGGGCTTACAGACGATGCTAGAGATGTGGTGGAGTACGACGCGGCAGGCCAGAACAAAGCCCGTCCTTCATGGAGTGACGCTGCATTATAGCGTCGTGAAAAGGGGAAAGACCAATGGAAAACAATAAAGTAGACGATAGAGATCAAAAGTGCTGCGAGGAGGTTCCTATTGAGATTAACAACCCGTCCGTCGAAATGTATCGCGATCTGATGCTGGAATGTTTTGACGCTGCCAGTGTGGTAATAGAAAAAGCGGAGCTACTACCGGCGGTCCCGGAGTTCGCGCCGGTTGGATCACAGGTGGAAGTTCCGGCGGGTATGAGAATCAGGATCGCCCTGCCGATCTTCGATAGAGTGACGAGGCAAATGCCAGTACAGGACAAGATGTATTCCCTCGCTCTGGAATACGTCGGCTTCCTCATCAAAGAGAAACAGGAAGAGGTGAAGCGGAGCGAAGAGGCGAGGGCTACTATGAAGCCGCCGGGGTTCTTCATGCCCGTCGTTCCGCCTTGCACACATCCGGGGCTTTGGACGTTGCGGGAGGCTCTAATGTGCGAGGATCACCTTTCGCCCGACGGCTATGCGGTGCTTGACGCTCTGAGCGTGAAGCGGCCTACCGCGCCGGGTAACATAGATATGCTGCTCTGTCCACAATGCCTCGCGCATGTGCGCGCCGACATGGTGAAAAGCGGCCATCTGTGGAGGGAAGCCAGGGAAGAGAAACACCGGAAGCCGGAAGGTCCGTCGGCAAGCGATACTCCGCTTTTCGAGTTTGAGTTGCTGGACGTACAGGAGAACGGCCACTCCAAGATTGACATTATGAAGCGCGTAAGCCCGACCGACGCAACTACCGGGGTCGGTCACGACGACAGATTAGAAGATATGGAGGTTGCCGAGGTGCTTGCGGACCCGGTGTTCTTTGAGACGATCCGGGAGAAACACGGCGACGGGGTTTATATCTTCAAGCTGTGGAAACACGACCTCACGTTACACAGCGATCACGAATTCCTGCTCCAGTCAGATCAAGGACAGGAAGCCCCGGACGACGCTTGAGGTGGTGGAAAATGAGAAAGAAGCAGAGAAAGAAGCGCAGAGGGAAGAGGGAATCGGTACAGGCTTTGCGTTCGCTGGATCACAGGTTAGGCCTGATCAAGGGCGACATAGATATGCTTGACCGCGTACTCGGCCCGGAGGGAGGTCTGCGGTCAGACTATGACGACCGATGGATCGAGGGCTGTCGTGAAGGGATGGCGATAGCCCACGATCTTCTATTGGGTCGCATCCGTGACCTAGCGATCAGGTCGATCTTCGAGGGCCTGCCGATCAGGATCAGGTACTACGAGGGAGCGGAGCCGACGATAACTGACCGCTCGCTCTTCCCTCCCGATCAGGTCCTACCTTGAGGAGGCAGAAATGAATGGAACAGGTAGTTTAATCTGGGAAGTAATCAAGGCCTATCTTGCCTCGCGTGTCGCGTTCGTGGGGTTCAGGTGGCTAAACCCGCGCGAGAGTCAAGACGATCCCGATTGCGCGATGGGAGCGGTTGATCTGGAACTGGGACCCGACCTGGTGAACTACGCCGGCGCGTTTACGCTGGTTTTGCAGAGATTAGATCGGCGGGTCAATACGGATCATCCGATCTTTGTCTATCTGGGTAAGTGTGCAGAACGCGGCGAATCTGCGGCGGTTACTGTCACGATCTCCGTGAGACGGAGGGAGCGGGTAGAATAATCCACAACGAGGCGGCGGCTTTTTTTGGAGATAAAAAAATGGAAACTGTAACAGAGGAAGAACAAGCGGAAGGCAGGATCATCAATCTCAATACGTGCGAGGTCTGGTGTCCTTTGCACAAAAAGAATGTGTGTGTTATCGAGAAGTGTCTGGCGGGTCGGGGTCGTTGCCGGTTCCGTGAGGGAATACATTTCATGGGCCGGGTTATCTGCACGTGGCCTGAGGATGCCCCGTCGCGAGAGTCTTGACTATCCGACCTCACCTGTGGTATAATTCAGAGCCATTTGTTCTTCATCTAGTATGCCCGGTGGCTCCCGTCTCCACGACCGGAGCCGCCACCTTTTTCCCGTCCTGGTGCTTCTTTTAACAAACGTTACCGAAAATGGAACGGGACCCGGCCGGATCCTCCGAAAAACTCTAACAATCGTTAAAATCCATCCAAAAAGCCCCAAATCGAACTTTAGAGCGAAGTCTAGGGGGCTACAAGCGCCGTCGAGGGATCGCTGCGGGGTAAGAGTCGCATTTTTCAAATACCGCCGTTAAGGGCCGTTAAGGGGTCAAATCCGTCGCTGGTCCGCTTTGCGATTTTTCAAAAGTTTGAGCTGGTTTTGCTGGAACTGGAAAACTGCTTGCGAAGGATGGTAGAATCTGCTATAGTTGCTGGATGTGGCTAAGGTTGTTTGAAGTGTGAAAGCAGATTACTAGAGGAAGGAGAATTACCGTGAGAGAAAGAAAACGAATACTGATAATGCTGCTGGCGATGCTCATGACGGGAATCTTCATGTGGCTTGTCGTTCTTCCCGGCTGTGACCCAGGAACGACGCCAGAGGACCCCGAACTGGAAAAGCAGCTCGCGGAATTAGAGGCACGAATGAGACAAATCCTCCCCGATCCGAAGGCGGAGCGCCTTGCCGACCTGCTGGAAGGTGCTTTTGATGCTGACTACATCCCCGGCGTAACGGCCGTCAGGCGCGCTACACCGGCTCCCGCCGTCGCCAAAAAAAAGGTCTGGGTCTACGTGGATGGCCTCTTAACTCCCATGTCTGAACATGACCTCATGCACATGATAAGGATCGGATTCTATATTCTAGTCGTCCCGGAGTGACTTGCTTGGTAGGTCTGGCCTCCCGGCCTTCCAGGGGGGCCGGGCCTATCCGAAGGGAAAAACGGGAGGCATAGGGAGGCTCTTGGCGTGTTTTTGATACTTCTCACGGAACCTCCTCGCCGATCTCTCCAATTCGTGTTTTGGTAGAAAGCGCCGCGTGGCTCCGCCTAAGTGCTGGATGATAAGGCGCGGCGTGTTAGCGACCCGGAAGCCGCGCTCCCTCGCCCGATAGCAGTAATCCGTATCCTCTCCATTATTCACCAGCGATTCGTCGAAATAGCCGACACAGTGGAAACAATGACGCGTTATCGCAGTACAGCCTCCTCCAACGTGCGGATAGTCGATAAGCCCATCCGGTGACACCTTCCCATTAAGCCGCTCGATTTGATCTGAGGGAATCCCTGAGACGATCCCGACTCCGGGCTTATGCGCTTCCTCTACGAGAATGGTCAACCATTCAGGCGGTGCTAACATATCATTGTCCAGGAAAACTAGCGGATCGCCGGCCGCGACGGCGAGGCCCGCGTTCCGGGCTTTTGCACAGCCGCCGCGATTCGGAACGCGGATCGCCTTCTGTGCTACGGTCTGAAAGTATCGGATCGATCCATCAGTGGAACCGTCATCGACGAGGATCAACTCATAGGGGTAGAAGGTGTTTTGCTGGATAGAGTCAATGCAGGGGATAGAGAGGTCGTTCAGGTGATTGTAAGCGCACATTATGACCGACGCCACCGGGATCGCGTCGTATGGAGAACGCGCCGGCTGTGAGACAACTATTCCCATTTATTCTTCCTCATCTTCACCAGTACAGCAAGAAACCCCGGCGGCTTCCAGGGACCCGAACTCCTTTTCCAGCCGGGCGAGGCAATCCTCAATAGCCTCCGACAGTTGAGCCTCACCGCCAGTCAATTCCTCCGCTTCGGTCTTGAAGAGGTCGAGGGTCTGTTTCTGTGCTATAGAGGCCATGAGCGTTTCCACGCGATCCAGTTTCCAGCCGGCGCGCTGCAAACATGCCAGAACGGGATCATCAGAGGTCGCCACGTCCTCGACCTCAAACGGCTGTAATTCCCTCTTAAGACCCGGAAACAAGGCCTCCTCTTCTTTGCTCAAGCTTTGTCCTAAAGCTTCATCTGGCAGGTCTGGCAGGTCCACAAGTGCCGGCGGCGTTGTTTTCCTTGCTGCATACCACAAGAGGCCTCCGTATGCACAGAAAACGGCCCACGTAGCTATCTGAAACGGAGGCCCCTGCAGAACGGGTCTCACGTCGCCCGGCTGGTCCGGGTCGAGGTCAGCGCCGCGCGGAATTATTATCGGGCCATATTCCGGGTGAGGATACCGGCCCGGCTCGATCCCTCTGAGAGCGGCGGTTGAGGTAAGAATCCGGGGTATTATCGCCCTCGCAGCGACTTGACCAGCGAGGTTCCCAAGAAACCGGGTAAGTGCGCTCATTTCCCACCTCCCAGAAGAATCACAAGACCGACCGCCGCTATGCTCAGGGGCAGGATCAGGCTGCTTGTGATTCGGTCGGGTTCCGGTTCTCGCTCTAGCTCTGGCTGAATCTCCGCCGGCTCGGTGACACATTGCCTCGTTACCGGGTCGGCTTCCTCTCCATAAGAGCAAAAGGGGATCGATACGATCCGATGGCCCATATAGATTCTCATTAGCTCATACCAGTTTTGAGCGGTCTCTGTAAGAGGGGATCGCGCAGCTAGTATCTCTCCGGCTTGCTCGAACTCAACCAGGTAGAATTTCTGATCGGGTCTTATCTCTCCATCTGCCATCCTGATCGCGCCGTCTCTACCGAGATTCAGACCTGACTCATAATGGTTCGCGATTTTCGTGGCGATAGTTTGCGCTGTATAGAGATATGGCCCTCCACCGGTTTTGATCTCTGCCCAGGTAGTGTCCAGGGCAGCCTCCGTCACGCGGTCGCGAAAGGGATCGCGCGCCGGCGGCTGCTGGCCTAAGTTAGATACGATCATCATTCGACCCGACCTCCTTTCTTGCGAAGTGCATAGATAACAAGTGCGGTTCCTGCCAGAAGCCCCCAGGGGATTTTCGTCTCTATCTGTCCCGGGACGTGATAGGTCGGTGTTACTACAGGCTCCAAACCCTGAGACGGTGTAACCGGCTGAATCTGATCTGTAACCTGTGGGTAAGTGACGGCCGGCGGGAGAGGTTCCGGCGGCGGCAAGTGTGGCAGCCGATCCACCACAAGCCTGATCCAGTCCAACCACACAGCCCGCGGGCCTCCCTCTGGCTTTGTCATCGGCAAATCAGGCGGCGGCAGGTCCGGGACGAGCGGAGCCACGCGCTCGATCCAGTTTAGCCAGTCTATCGGCACGTCGCCCGGCGACGGCGGAAGCATCACCGGCTCTATGAGTACCTCTTCCACGCCGGCCACCCATTCATGCGGCGGCAGGGCAGGCCTCGGGAGCGTGAGGCGGTTCGTGAACGTCAGATACTTCTCTAAACAATCCAGGATGCCGAGACAAGTCTGATCCCCCGGCGTCGGGCCTGTGGCGTAGACATCCTGAACACACAACGTTACGAGCCAGGGCGGGAGGAGGTCGCTTATCTGTAGCTGGCCGTAGGCCTTGACGAGGGGTACGCCGTTCTCCACCAGATACCTGATGATCTGGTCCTCTTTGATGTTGGGAACCCAGAACGTGATACCATACAGCGTCAGCTTTTTGCGGAGGGGGCTGCCAGAGTCACAGCGCGGGCCTCCGCTCTGCCTCCGAATCGCGATATCCGGCGAGGCCGGGGAAACGTCGATATTCTCAGAGATGGGAAATGTCACGACCATTAGAGGCCTCCGGGTCTTTGCTCAAGTGTAGCCGTCTGTGATAGTCTCGATCCAGCCGTCAGGATAGACGCCGTATTCGTCCCGCGCATCGAACAGGAAATCGCCAGGGTGTTTTCGACGAGCCAGGGAGTCGAGGTTCAGCCAGTGACCCCCTACAGCGTCAACGTGACAGTATATCCTTTCGATAGCAGGATAATAATGCCGGAGATTCGGCAGAATGACAGAACTCACATAGTCGGCCTTGCCGATATAGCATTCGGCATAGGCGTGTGCGCCCAGGAAAGCATACGCGGTCACGACGCGAGCTGTACCCGCGACGGCCTCCACTATCGCAGCCATGAGGACGGCCACATCGTCGCAATCACCCACAAGCCCGGCCTCTATGGTCTGGCTTGCAGGGGAAACATACTCGAACCGGTGCGGGTCCTCGACATATTTGAAGTCGTCACTTACGCGCTGCCAGAGTAGACAAATCTGCCCGACGCTAAAATTGCCGGGAACGGCCGCCGCTACAGACACCGCGAAGTTCCGCGTTTTGGGATTTGTGGGGTCTATGGCGGCGCTGATCTGCTTTGCGACCTTCTGTCTGGCAGCCGTCATCTGAGTTGATCCTTTCACCTGCTACGCTGTAGGATAACAGCCAGAACAACGACGCCGGCGAGCAGCCACGCGAGGGTCTCTGTGTCTATCTGCCCTCCCGGCTTCGTTATTGGTTCTGGCTCCACCACCGGCTCGTCCTCTGGGAACACAAGTTCAAACGGCTCATATTCGCCTGTCTCCGGGCTACGCCTGATCCCGTTCAGCATCAAGATAGTCTCCGCCGCGATCTCGATGGGTATGTCCGGGAGGCTTCTTCTGAATTCGTGAAAGGTCTTTGCTACTGCATAGGCCTCCCGGTTGATCTCCTCTTTGCTCATTCCCGGCTTATATTTTTCCAGAACGGCAATGACGGCATATCCGACGGTCTCTGAATACGGAAAGCGCAGGAAGCCCGGCTCGTCTGAGATCATCCTGTAGAGCGTTGACCGGCTACTGGTCCGGCGCTTCCTGATTAAGCCGGCGGCCTCCAGTTCTGCATAGACGCGCGCCCGGTAGCTTTTCATGCTCCAATAGCCGATCAAGCCTCCCAGCGCGGCCCCGATTCCTGCCCCGATAGGCCCCCCTATGCTGAAGCCTGTATAGGCCCCTGAAGCAGCGTTCACCGCGATCCCGATTTTCTTGTTCCTCATGCCGTCAGAAAGTGCCTCAAACTGCGCCCGTCTTGCCTCTGCCTCTGTCATGGTGTAGTCAACGCTATATATAGCGTCTCCGCTTTTGCCGTTGCCGTTATCAGCGCGTCTTTGTGTGCCTGTGTTAGCGCGTGCGAGTTCCCGGCGGGGTCTCGTAGTGTATATCCCACCGGGAAGTCTGCATTATTGAGGGTCTGGTGTCGCTCTACCTGATAGGCCATACTGAAAGTCGCCGCGCTGCTGACGGTTCCCATCTTAAGAAGCAGGGCGTCGTGATCCGCTTTTAGCTGGTCAAGTTCCGTCCGCAGCGCATCGACCTCCGCCTTCAGGCCTTCACGTCTCCAACTAAAGAATCCCTCCGTCGCGGGTTCCTGTGCAAAGCCTCTCATGACAAGTGCAGCAAGCAAAAGAGAGGCCACTATCCAGAATACACCGTATTGCCTAAGATGTCCTCTCATAGCGCCCTCCTCGCTTCATCATGCTCGCCAGAGCAAGCCCTCCGATTATCCCGCCGACGATTATCAATAGCGTGTTATTATCCCCGTCGGTCGTCGTCTCTGTAATGTCTAGGACGACCGGCGTAAGGTCTATGTCTGGTATGTCTGGTATTGGTACAGGTTCCCAAATCTGAGAGGTTATCACCGGCTGGATTTCGTCTGTGATCTCTGGCCCAGGGACGGGCTGTATGACTATCTCACGGATCGGCGGCTCATAATAGGGGAGGGTAACGCCGGGCGTCATTATGATTGTCGGTACAGGGGTAAGCGCCGGCTGTGTGTAGATCGGCGGCGGCTTGCTCGACATATAGCCGCGCTCGACGATAGCGGCGGCGATCTCTTGTCTGCTGATGCTTGTTCCATACGCCGGGTCGGTTTCCCTGAGCCTGTCCTGTACCAGATCGATCATTCGCGCAAAGAGCGTCGCGCTCACACGCCAGGGGTCGCCCGTCGGCGTCACGACTACCCTAACCGTTCGCAGGGCATAGTTGATGCTCTCATGAAGCGCATCCGGCACTTGCCCGAAGGTAACGCGACTGAGGGGCAATCCCAGGCCCGACAGAACGTGATTGACGGCTCTCGCAAGAGCTAACGTCTTTCTGCCCCCGGCGTCGCTCCGTAGAGCGCCGGATAAAGCGATCACCATGTCAGCTTGCCTCCCTTCGGCTTCCTTTTCCGCTTCCCCGAAACGCCGGATAGTGGCGGGTAGCAGTAGCAGCTCGCGGTTTTAACGCCGGCCTTCAGTCTGCCTTTACAGTGAACTGGTATGTTTAGCCTCAAGAAAGCGTCCCAGGTGTTGCTAAACTTTTCATGGGCTGCCTCTTTTCTGAGGTCTCTGCCAAGACTATTCAGATACCAGACCGCGCGCTCACAAAGCTGCTTCGGAATTTGGCTCTGCTTTGGTGCTGGTTTGTATGGGTCTTTTCCTGCCATGATCCTCCTCCTCCCCTTTGCTCAAGCTTTTGAAAAAGGTTGATTATTCCCATTCACCGTCCTCTATCGCGTCCTCAATCATGCCATGAGCGGCGTCCTCGAACTCGTCCCAGGTCTTTCTACGGAGCTTCCGCCACGCTCCCTTTTCTTTTTTCGGGTATGCCTTGTGTATTTGCTCCATCAGGTCATCGAAATAATCATATCCCATCTCGGCGGCCATCTCATCCATCGCAAGCCCCTCGCTGTTTCTCAAAAACAAAGGGATCGCCGTATATTCCTCCGCCTGAAATTCTGGCGGTTCCAGACCGCTCGGCCATCTCGGCGGAGCGATCCCGCCGCGTGATAAGATTTCCCTGGCGAGTATCGGTTCTCTCTCAAAGGTTTCCTCGTTGTACATCTCGGCCATCCATTGAGCCATCGACCTCACCTCTGAGGGTTTTGGCTTGACCTTCTCTGAGGCCTCCTCCGGGTAGGGCGCGATGAAATCCATACATGCCCTGCCCTCGCAGGCCGTCTTATATTTCTTGCAGCGTGTCACCTGCTTATCGTAGAAAAGAGAGAAAACCTTTTGATTCTTAACGCAGACCTTGACCTGTTTTACCTTCGGGTCCGGCGCATCGGCGCAGGAGCGGACGTTGCACTTTCGGGCGTACATTCCACACTTCCAGCCGCCGTAGTCGTCAGGTATCCAGATCGCGCAGTTTATGAGCTTCCCTTGAAGTGTCGCCGGCAGCCCCCTCATTACTCTGCGCTCCTTCTATGCGAAAAACACAACGACCTGATACCTTGCGTTTGATCCGGGCGTCTTGTTCTTGAGAGCGATTCCCCGCGCCGACGCCCTGTGAAACCACGACCCCAAATCCTTGTCAGGATCGACTTCTTTTTCGTCCTGGTAGTTGACCCCATCCGGTGACAATTTGAACGTCAGACCATTATTCCACGTCTGGACCCAGATAGCCTCGCTCTGCTCCAAATTCGGGAAC